GTGGTGATTGGTGATGAAGCGCACCTTTTTAAGAGTAAGTCTCTTGTAGGTATCATGGATAAGTTACACCATGCAAAGTATAGATATGGGTTCACAGGTACTTTGGATGGCACACAGACCCATAAGTGGGTCTTAGAAGGACTGTTTGGTCCATCATACAAGGTCACTCAAACTAAGAAACTCATTGATGAGGGTCACCTTGCTACATTAGATATTCAATGTCTTGTACTAAAGTACAAACCAAAGAAGTTTGATACCTATGAAGATGAGATTCAATTTCTTATTGGTCATGAGAGAAGAAATAAATTCATTACCAATCTTGCAATTGATTTAAAAGGCAATACTTTAATTCTATACAGTAGGGTAGAAGCACATGGTGCCATACTTTACGAAATGATAAATAAAAAAGTTAAGGAAGGCAGAAAGGTCTTCTTTGTTCATGGTGGTGTAGACGCTGAAGACAGAGAGCACGTAAGGGAAATCACTGAGCAGCAAAATGATGCAATCATTGTTGCTTCTTATGGAACATTCAGTACAGGTATCAATATCAGAAATCTACACAATGTAATATTTGCCTCTCCATCAAAATCTCGCATTCGTAACTTACAGAGTATTGGTAGAGTCCTTAGAAAAGGCAAAGACAAAGTCAAAGCAAAACTTTATGATATTGCTGACGATCTAACTTTGGGGTCAAGAAAGAATTATACACTGAATCATTTTATTGAAAGGGTGAAAATTTATGTTCAAGAGCAATTCAATTATGACATTATATCAGTCGACATAAAAGACTAGGAGGAAGTGTATGCTAGAAGATGATTTCTATTGTACAATTAAATTTAAATGTGGTGATGAAATCTTCTGTAAAGTAGCAGCAGAAGTAGATGATGATAGAACAATGCTTCTTATATCAAATCCTATTGTAGTTGAACAGATAAAGGTAAGAGGAACAATTATAGGACATAAGTTTGAACCTTGGTTGAAGTCAACTAAAGAAGATATGTTATTAGTTAATATGGATGACGTACTTACAATGTCTGAATCAGAAGATATTGAAATGATATTGTATTACCAAGATTATGTAAGAAAGATGCATAAAGGTAATCATGCTCAGATAGATAGGAAGATGGGATATCTCTCCTCTGTTCAAGATGCTAAGGAGGTCTTAGAGAAACTCTATAAATCTAGCTAAGGCTTATCTATCAAAGGCAACAAACCTAGTCTAATACTAATTCATTAAGTTGTCAACGTTTTGTTTTCCTGTTATAATATCTCCAGTAGATAAAAGTGAGTTATGCCCTTTTCTTACACAACTATGCCAAGACCCAAGAAGTCAGAACATTACGTAAATAACAAGGACTTCCTGGCTGCCTTGGAACAATACTCTATTGATGTAGAAAGAAGTTTTGTAAAAGAGAATGGTAGACCACCAACCAAAGAAGAAAGAGCAAAGAGATGGCCAACTAAACCACCAATTCCAAGATACATTGGTGAATGTTTTTTGAAGATTGCTAACCACCTATCATACAAACCAAACTTTGTGAACTATATGTTCAAGGATGATATGATTTGTGATGGTATTGAAAACTGTGTAAGATATATCCATAACTTTAATCCAGAGAAGTCTAAGAATCCTTTTGCATACTTTACTCAAATTATCTACTATGCATTCCTGAGAAGGATTCAACAAGAGAAGAAGCAACTTGAAATCAAGAACAAGATTCTAGAAAAGACCAATTTTGATGAGGTCTTTGACTCCAATGACCTTGACGCTAGCAACTATTCTGAGTATAATCAGATTAAGGATAATGTCCACAGTAAATTGAGGAACTGATGAAAGTTGCTGTTATTACAGACACTCACTTTGGAGGCAGGAAAGGCAGCAAACTCTTTCATGATTACTTTGAAAGATTTTATAATGAGATCTTTTTTCCACAATTAGATGAACTAGGTATCACCACTGTAATCCACATGGGTGATGCCTTTGATAGTAGAAAAGGTATTGAGTTTAAAGCACTAGAATGGGCAAAGAGAGTGGTCTTTGAACCACTCAAAGAAAGAAACATCACAATGCACCTTCTAGTGGGAAACCATGATGCCTACTATAAGAACACCAATGAAATCAATTCTATTGATCTTCTTTTGAATGAATATGATAATGTTCTTACATATTCAGAAGCAACAGAAGTTGTAATAGATGAAACTCCCATTCTTTTTATTCCATGGATCAATGAAGACAATAAAGAAAAAACTTTTAAATTTATTGAAAGTTCAACTTGCCTCTGCGCGATGGGGCACCTTGAACTCAACGGATTTAGACCTCATCCTACGTGCGTCATGGACCATGGTATGGAAAGCGAACTATATCAGAAGTTCACACGAGTATTTTCGGGTCATTACCATACAAGGTCAGATGATGGACGAATCTTCTACCTAGGCAATCCATATGAAATGTTCTGGAATGATGTAAATGATAGTAAAGGATTTACTATTTTAGACACATATACACTAGAACACTATCATATTAATAATCCATTTAGACTTCACTATAACATCTATTATGATGATACACCACATCAAATGTTTGATGCTAGTGAGTATTGTAATAAAATTGTAAAAGTAATTGTTAAGAATAAATCAAACCCATTAGAGTTTGAAAAGTTTATAGACAAACTTTATAATACAAAAGTAGCAGATTTAAAGATTATTGAGAACTATGATTTCAATGATGGTTTTCTCACTCAAGACGAAGGATTAGAGTCAGAAGACACCTTCTCTATCTTGAATAGATATATTGAGGAGGCAGAGTTTTCTCTAGATAAAAACATTGTTCATTCTCTTATCAAAGAAGTCTATGAAGAAGCATGTGAGATGGTGTAATGTATATTATTACAGTTGAAGGCAAAGAAAAAGAAGGTGCATATTCTGTAGTAGATGATGATGGAGAACAGGTTCTCTATATCTTTGAAGAACAGGATGACGCTATTAGGTATGCCATGCAACTTGAAGAACTTGACTTTCCTGACATGCATGTGTTAGAAATAGAGAGTGATCTTATGATCCATACCTGTGAGACACATGGTCACAGGTATACCATTATTTCCAAAAATGACATTGTGATTCCCCCTGACGATTCTGATGATAACGTTTAAAACAATTTCCTGGAAGAATTTTTTATCAACAGGTAATCACCCTACTACAGTATCCTTGAGTAGTGATAATACAACACTTATCATTGGAACAAATGGAGCAGGTAAGAGCACTATCTTAGATGCTCTTACCTTTTCTCTGTATGGAAAGTCATTCAGAAAAATCAACAAAGGTCAACTCATCAATACTACAAATGAGAAGAACTGTTTTGTAGACATTGAGTTTACTGCAAACAATGTTGATTGGAAGGTGGAAAGGGGTATCAAACCTAATATCTTCAAGATCTATAAGGATGGTAAAGAACTAGATCAGAGTTCTTCTGCTAATGATCAGCAGAAGTGGTTGGAACAGAATGTTCTGAAAATGAACTATAAGTCTTTTACTCAGATTGTAATCCTGGGTAGTAGTTCTTTTGTACCTTTCATGCAACTGCCTACAAACAGCAGGAGAGAGGTTGTAGAAGACTTGCTGGATATCAAGATCTTCTCATCAATGAATGATATTGTGAAGTCAAGAATTAGATTGGTCAAGGATGAAATTAAGACACTTGATCTAAAGAAAGAAAGTCTTAAAGATAAAGTTGAGATGCAGAAAAACTTTATTGAAAAGATTGAGAGTCAAAGTAAAGAAGATATAAGTTATAAGGAACATAAAATCAATTGTATTCTTACAGAAGAGAATAATTTTATGCTCTCAAATCAAGTTATTGAAGAAGATATATTCAAATTGAATAAAGATATTGAATCTGTTACAGGAGCTTCAGATAAGTTACGTAAACTTGGTGATATAAAAGGCAAACTATCTGGTAAGATTAATACTATAGTTAAAGAGCATAAGTTCTTCTCACAAAATAGGGTTTGCCCAACATGTGATCAGAATATAGAGGAGAACTTTCGCTTAAATAGAATTAGTGACTCTCAAAATAAAGCAGAAGAATTGCAGAAGGGATATCAAGATCTCTTAAGTGCAATTAAAAAGGAGGAAGAAAGAGAGTCTCAATTTAAATTGTTATCTGGAGAACTCACCAAATTACTTAATGGCATCACTTCTAACAACACTCAAATCACTAGTTGTCAAAAACAAATCAGACAACTTGAACAAGAAATTCAAACAATTACCAACCAAAGTACAGACAGAAATACTGAATATGAAAAGTTAGAAGAGTTTAGAGAAAACTTACAAAACACATTTGAGAAAATTGGTAGGAAGAAAGATAACATTACATACTTAGACTTTACCTATAACCTTCTAAAGGATGGTGGAGTCAAGACACAGATTGTTAGAAAATATCTTCCCATCATAAATCAACAGGTAAATAAGTATTTACAGATGATGGAGTTCTACATCAACTTTCAACTTGATGAAGAATTCACTGAAACTATTGAGTCACCTATTCATGAAGATTTCTCCTATCAATCCTTCTCTGAAGGGGAGAAGATGAGAATTGATCTTGCACTTCTTTTCACATGGAGAGAGATTGCAAGAATGAAGAATTCTGTTAATACCAATCTCCTCATTATGGATGAGGTATTTGATTCCTCACTTGATGGTTTAGGTACAGAAGACTTCTTGAAGATTATTAGATTTGTTATCAAAGATGCTAACATCTTTGTGATTTCTCACAAGGAGGGTCTTGAAGATAAGTTTGATAATGTAATTAAATTTGAGAAACAAGGCAACTTTTCTAGGATAGAACCATGAGTTACGGTAAATTTATAAGACGCCCTGTTGACATGGGGGAAAAATTCAGCAAGACTATGACCCTAATAACCGACCCTGCATCAGACAGGTATCTAGATGAATACTCCAAACTGGCAGCATCACTCCAAGAAGACGCAGAAAACGCACCTAAAACCACAGGCACTTAGGCAACGTAAAGAAGCATTAAAGTTCTTGAAGAAGAAGTTAAATGTAACCAAAAGTTCATTAAGTTAGCATACGCTGACTAAATAATGATAGTGAAAAGGAGGTCATTATGCATAACCTGATATCACATAATGAATTAGCATCCTGGAAGTGGGATCAAAAAAACAGCCAAGACGAAAAATACGATCAAGTTTCCGAATACTTCCAGTGCATATCAGAATGTGGTATAGTAGACCATAACGCAAGGAGATTCTGCAGGCACATCCTAACTGAAGACTAGATTAAAAAAAATTAAGGAGAACAAGACCTAAGCCCCCTGCACCTTAAAGAAGTGTGGGGGGTTGGTGCGTGTGACAGTTGACAAAGTGGTAGCAAGGGGTTTGAAAATCTCCTGGATGCAGTAGAATATTCACATAAGCAAGAGACAGACCATGCCAGTCAACTATGAAGTCAAGTCCCAGCTAGCAAAGTTGCTTGCTACTGAGGATCTGGTAGTTGAGAACCAAGAAGTAGCAACTGCTCAATTCAATGTTGAGACTAGGGTTCTGACCCTTCCAATGTGGAAGCGTGCTTCTAATCAAGTTTATGATATGCTAGTTGGTCATGAAGTAGGACACGCTTTATTCACTCCTAATGACTGGAGTTGGGAAGGAATTGTGCCTCAACAGTTTGTTAATGTGACTGAGGATGCACGTATTGAGAAACTTATGAAACGTAAGTATCCTGGTCTACACAAATCATTTAATGCTGGTTATGAAGAACTATCAGATCAAGACTTCTTCTGTATTGATGGAGAAGATGTAAGTAAAATGAATCTTGCTGATCGTGCTAATTTGTATTTCAAGATTGGTAAGTTCATTGATGTTGTCTTTGACAACATTGAAGAGAGTAGAATTATCAAACAGATTGGTGATGCTGAGACCTTTGAAGATGCCTTAGAAGCAGCAAAAGAACTGTATGCATATTGTAAGAAACCACAAGAAAAGCAAGCATTTAATCAGGCACCAATACCTAATGGTCAATCTGGTAAAGTAGAAAATATTGATGATCCTAATCCAGATGAGTCTGATGTTATTGAAGAGGAGAAGCAGAAGCAATTAGAATCACGTCCTGACCTTGGTTCTGATGAGACCAACTATGAGGAGAAGATTGAGGAAGAGATTGCTGAAAATGCTGAACCAGAAGTTCAAACTGACCAGACCTTTGAAGAACGTGTTGAAGAGTTCAATGGTCACCTGAGTGGCACAGAGACTGGATACTATGAAACTCCAGACATGAACATTGATGATTATGTTATTCCCTTTGAAACAATCACTGAGAGACTTCATTTCCTTGAAGATGAAGTTTACAAGGATACTCCTAAAGTTTTTGAATGGGTTGATGATGATTATAACAAGTACAAGAAGTCTGCTCAGAAAGAAGTCAACTATCTTGTAAAAGAGTTTGAGTGTAGGAAGTCTGCAGATCAATATGCACGTTCTAGCACTGCTCGCACTGGTGTTCTTGACTGCTCTAAACTTCACACTTACAAGTACAATGAAGATCTTTTCAAGAAAGTAACTACCATTCCTGATGGTAAAAACCATGGACTTATCTTCATTCTTGACTGGTCAGGTTCCATGGGTAATTGTATGTTGGATACTATCAAGCAACTCTATAACTTGATGTGGTTCTGCAATAAGTGCAACATTCCTTTTGATGTGTATGCATTCACCAATTCTTGGTTGGGTGTAGATGCAGAACATAAGGAGCATATTTGGGAAGATAACAAATTTATTATCTCTGGTGATTTCAGAATGATGAATCTGTTCACTAGTCGTTGTAAGAAGAAGCAACTTGAAAAGACTATGAAGTCTATTTTCAGAATGGTGTATAGTTTCAGGCGCTATACTGAGTATACTTATCCAAGAGAGTTCTCTCTGTCTGGAACACCTTTGAATGAGGCAATCATTGCTCTTAATAAAATTATCCCTGCATTCAAGAAAATGCATGGTGTTCAAAAAACTCACTGCTTCATTCTCACTGATGGAGAAGCCAATGCTCTTATGGTTGGTACATCAAATGAAAAGTATGCTCATAAAGGTTGTAAGCATGTAATTGCTGGTAGTTCTTATCTCAGGAACAGAAAAACAGGTTATGTTTACAAGTTTGACTATGACTATTATAAGTTTACTCAAGTCCTTCTAGAGGACCTGAAGCAGGAAAACAAAGATGTGAACTTCATTGGTATTCGTATCTGTGGTCCTAGAGAAATGAATGAATTTATCAGAAGGTATATGTTCCTTACTGATAAGCAGGAAAAGCAGGTTAGGAAAGACAAGTATTGTGATATCCAAAACACTGGATATACCTCATACTTTGCTATTCAATCTGCTGCACTTAACAATGATGCTGACTTTGATGTGGAGGAAGGTGCTTCCAAAGCAAAAATCAAATCTGCCTTTGTTAAGAATTTGAAAACTAAGTCTCTAAATAAAAAAGTTCTTGGTAAGTTTATGGAACTGGTCTCCTGACCAGTCCACACACTGTCCACTAAGCAGGGTCTGCCCCTGCTCAATCCTTTATAATGAACCTGTTGAACAAAACCACTATGGCACTCTCCTCTGAATACATCCTGTCCTCCCTCAACAACCTGTATGGATCTGAAGTAGTTGCTGCTGATATCCGTGCCTGGTGTGCAATGAGTGGCACTACATATCAGACTGTAACTAAGAAGCTTGATGACTACAAAGTTGGTCGTGGCAAGTGGAACCTGACTGTAAAAGAGAAGCTTGAACAGTCTTTTGATGCACCTGCTGGACAACCTGCCTTTGAACAGAACCTCATTCCTGCTAAAGATGATACCTTCGTCCCTTTTGGTAACTTCACAGATATCAAAAAAATTATTAAGTCCAATCTTTTCTACCCTGCGTTCATTACAGGACTCTCAGGTAATGGTAAAACTTTCTGTGTTGAGCAAGCGTGTGCGCAACTGGGTCGCGAACTTATTCGTGTAAACATCTTATTGGTGGGTTTCGTCTTGTTAATGGGGCAACTGTATGGCATAATGGACCTGTCATTGAAGCACTCCAAAGAGGAGCAGTCCTGCTACTGGATGAAATTGACCTTGCTTCAAACAAAATCCTCTGTCTCCAATCCATTCTTGAAGGCAAAGGTTTGTTTCTGAAGAAAACTGGTCAGTACATCAATCCTAAGAAAGGTTTCCAGATCATTGCTACTGCCAACACCAAGGGTAAGGGTTCTGATGATGGACGTTTCATTGGAACCAATGTCTTGAATGAAGCATTCCTTGAAAGGTTCCCTGTGACCTTTGAGCAGTCCTATCCTACTCCTGCTACTGAGCAGAAGATTCTTGAGGGTATTGCACTGGATCTAGGCATTGAAGATCGTGCCTTCTGTAAGCACCTTGTAGACTGGGCTGACATCATTCGTAAGACCTTCTATGATGGTGGTATTGAGGATATTATCAGCACACGTCGTCTGGTTCACATCATCAATGCTTTCAGCATCTTTAATAATAAGGAGAAAGCAATCAAAGTGTGTATCAATCGCTTTGATGAAGAGACCAAAGCATCCTTCATTGAACTTTATGATAAAGTTGATGCTGAATTTTCAATTGACTCTGACACAGTAGACTGTTATAATGTATGATAAACTCTTGGTCACTTTTACATGATGAACTCTATGGAGATGAAACTATGATTGAAACTGCAACTAACAAAGATTATAATGACTTCTGGGAACAAGATGGTATCAGTTTGACTGGTAATCCTGAACTGTATGTTGATGGGTATGGATATGGTGCTGCTCAACCAGTGCCTCTACCTGGTGGTGAAGGACAAGATGTGATTACCTTTGGATCTTCCTTTCAAGATACCATTGTCCTTGGTAATGATCACATTGAACTGAATGTTCCTGATCTTCCAACCACTGATAACAATAATGGTCGTTGGAAGTATCATGAGGATGAAATTATCAAGGAAATCACTGATTATGTTGGTGGAACCTATCGTAGTCATTACACTGGAACTGCTAATGGATTCAAGGATATCCAAACCATTGATCTAATGGCAGCAAAGGGTCTTGCATCTTCATTCTGCCAAGCAAACATACTTAAGTATGGTAGTCGTTATGGTGCTAAGGATGGTAAGAGCAAGAGAGATTTGCTTAAAGTAATTCATTATGCTATGCTTTTACTACACTTTGACGAGCATTTTGACAAAGAATCTGACTATCCATTTTGATGATGAAAATACGTAATCCTATGAAACTGTCTGAAACCACTGTAAATCTTCTGAAGAACTTTTCTTCTATTAATCAATCTATTCTCTTCAAGGAGGGTAGTAAACTTCGCACTATTAGTGTGATGAAGAATATTCTTGCTGAAGCAGAGATTGAAGAATCATTTACAAAGGATTTTGCAATTTATGATCTGAACCAGTTTTTGAATAACCTGTCTATGCATGATAGTCCTGTTCTAGACTTTAAGCATGATGGTTATGTTGCCATTAAAGAAGGTGACAGCACTGGTAGGCATTTCTTTGCTGATCCAACAGTCATTGTTTCTCCACCAGAGAAAGATATTTCTCTTCCTACAGAGGAAGTATCTTTTGAACTTACTAGTTCTAATCTAGAGAAGTTAAAGAAAGCATCTGCTATCAATCAACTTCCTGATATCTCTGCTATTGGTGATAATGGTGTGATTAAATTGGTTGCACGTGATAAGAAGAATGATACATCTAATGATTACTCAATCGTGGTTGGTGAGACTGATTCTCAGTTCACATTCAATTTCAAAGAAGAGAATCTGAAGATTGTTCCTGGATCTTATAATGTAGTGGTTTCTTCTAAACTTCTGTCTAGATTTACGAATCAGAATATTGATGTTACATACTTCATTGCGCTTGAACCTGACTCAACTTTTGGGTAAACTCAGAGTAATAGGATGCATTTTTATTGTCTGCTCTCATTTTACAATGATATATGTAAGTATTACAGCAGGTATTATTGTGCATCTTATTGCTGATGTTCTCACCTTACCATTTTTTATTAAAAATAAAATGTGGGATATGGTTGTTATGTTATCTTTCCTTGTTGCAATTGGATTAAGTAAATTATTTCATTATGGAACCTGATCCTTATATACAATTTCTTGAAAATTGGATACCTGGTATAGGAGAAGACACTAAATTACATGATCAACTTCATGAACATTTTGGTCTTGGGTTCAGTGTCAATGATGAGGCAAGACTTCTTGGATTTCAATTAGGACATCATCCAGCAGGAAACTTTTTTCATGTAATTGTTTTCTCTATTATGAGTCTTACAATATATCCTGATGATTATCGTAATACCTGGGAAGATGTGCAAGATTTTTACTCTGCATATCTTCTTGGTAAATACTGGCAGTCTGTCTCATATTGGTTTATACCAAAGACAATTATGGAATCTTCAGGTAAAAAAGATTATGATGGTCCTCTTTATGCTCCCTGGTCTAAAGTAGTAGCAGGAAAAAAGAAATTTATTGAATGGTTGAAAAAACAGGAGAAAAATGAGTCGTAATGAATTCATATGGGTTGAAAAATATCGACCTAAAAAAATTGAAGAGTGTATTCTCCCTGACAATACTAAAAAAACCTTCCTTAACTTCCTAGATAAGGGTGAGGTTCCTAACCTCCTCCTTTCTGGACCACCTGGATGTGGTAAGACCACAGTAGCTAAGGCACTTTGTGAGGAACTGGGTGTAGATTGTTATGTTATTAATGGTTCAGATGAGGGAAGATTCCTAGACACCGTAAGAAACAATGCAAAGAACTTCGCTTCAACTTTATCGCTATCTTCTGACGCAAAACACAAAGTCATCATCATTGATGAGGCTGACAACACCACCCCAGATGTACAACTCTGTCTTAGGGCGTTTACAGAGGAGTTTATTGGAAACTGCAGATTCATCTTTACCTGCAACTACAAAAACAAAATCATTCAACCCCTTCACAGCAGATGCTCAGTCATTGACTTCTCCCTCAAGGGAAAAGAAAGACAATTACTGGCAGGACAGTTCTTCAAAAGACTCCAAGAGATCTTGGATAAAGAAGGTATTGGATACGATGAACGAGTATTGGCAGAGCTAATCAATAAACATTTTCCTGATTGGCGTAGAGTTTTAAATGAATGTCAAAGGTATGCCTCTGGAGGCAGCATTGACTCTGGTATCCTTGCAAACTTCTCTAATGTAAAAACTGATGATCTCTTTAAACATCTCAAAGAAAAAGACTTTTCAAAAGTTCGTAAGTGGGTCGTTGACAATTTGGACAATGATCCTACTGTTCTTATTCGCTCTGTTTACGATGCTTGCTATTCCTCCCTTGAAGGTGCTGGGATTGCTGCTGCTGTGCTCATTATTGCTAAGTATCAGTACCAAAGCAGTTTTGTGGCGGATCAGGAAATAAACATGCTTGCCTGTCTGACTGAAATTATGGTGGAGTGTGAATTTAAATGACTAAATCTAAATCAACTTTTGCTAAAACTAAAGCACAAATCAAATCTTATCAATATTACATGTTTTGGGGTGCTTGTACAGTTGCTGTAATTGCAGGACAAATTTTTGTTGCTGTAGGATATCAATCAATGTCACAATCAGTAAAAGATCTTACTGAAATCATGGCAAAGCAGGAAGAGGACTTTTGTGAATTTAAATGAAACATTTCAATCAACACTATGTAAAGATGGATGATGATGAACTAAAGTATGTCATTAGATTGCTAAGTTATTTCAAGTCAGAAGATCCTCCATTTCTTGATGAAATCTTGTTAAGAATGAAACGTATTGCGTTTCCAGATGAATATGAGGATCCAATAATTGCATTTCATAAAACAATTGCTTACTATAATAAAGAAGAAAATGAATGACCTCCAAAAAGCAATAGCAGAGCAAAAAGAAACAGAAAGACAGATTTTTATTAGATTGCAGCTAGATAATGTATGCAAGTTGTTAGGTGATGGGGAACTTCATCACACAACAATCATTGACTCAAAGGGCGAAACAAAGTATCGTTACACTATTACTTACACTGAGGACAAATGAAATTACCAATCCTATTTGCAAGTGCTTTGCTACTTGCTGGTGGTCCTGCTTTAGCTCATAAGCAGCATAAACACCACACGCATCATACCTGGTATAATAGTCATCCAATCCCCACTCATAGGCATTATCATTGCCATGATAAAAAGGGATACTGTCATTTCCATAGACACGCACATGGTGGAAAGGGTTATGGACATCATGGAAAGAGATTTATGCATCAAAGGCATAATGACAAGTATTGGCATTATACCAGACCAACTTTAGAATTGCATATTAATTGATCTAAATTATTATTATGAAGTTGTTGAAAACCCCTCTTAGATATCCTGGAGGCAAATCACGTGCTCTTACGAAGATTGTTCCTCATATCCCAGATTTATCTTCTTATAGTGAGTACCGTGAACCTTTTCTTGGTGGCGGGTCTGTGGCAATCCAGATTTCCAAAATGTACCCAACCTTGGATGTCTGGGTTAATGATTTGTACACACCACTCTGCATCTTCTGGCAACAACTTCAGGAGAGAGGAGATGAAATGAGTGAGTTTCTTGGATCTCTCAAGAGATTTCATAATACTACTGATAAATGTAAATTGTTGTTTAACTCATCCAAGGGTCATTTGAGTGATGATAATGTGGGTGATTTTGCTAAGGCATGTGCTTTTTATATTGTTAACAAGTGTTCTTTTTCAGGTCTCACTGAGTCATCTTCTTTCTCTAAGATGGCATCAGAGAATAACTTTTCAATGAGAGGTATTGAAAGACTGCCTGAGTTTCAGAAGATCATTTCTAATTGGGAAATTACTAATTTTTCCTATACAGAATTGTTAGATGAGTCTTCTGAAAGAAAGGCATTTGTTTATCTTGATCCACCATATGCTATTAAGGATAGCCTATATGGAAAGAAAGGAAATATGCATAAAGGGTTTAATCATGATCAATTTGCCAATGATTGCTCTGACTGCAGCATGGATATTCTTGTTTCTTACAACTCTGACCTTGTTGTTAAACATCGCTTTCAGGAATGGAGTGCTGCTGAGTTTGATCACACGTACACTCTTAGGTCAGTAGGCAGCTATATGCGTGAGCAGAAAGATAGAAAAGAACTATTGCTTTTTAATTATGGAACTTAAAGATTGGTTGAATTCAATCAACTTCTCAAAGGAAGATTTGAGTGAACACATCAAAGAGTATCCACCATATATTATCAACAGATGTTTGTCTGGACACCTTGATTGCGTATTGTTTTCTAATGAAATGAATAAGTATCATTTCTTAGATAAAGATATGCAATATAATTTTTACATAAATATTGTGAGAAAGAGGAAGAGATTCTCTCCCTGGGTCCGCAAAGAAAAGGTATCAGATCTAGAGTTTGTAAAATCTTATTATGGTTATAATAATGAGAAAGCATCTCAAGCACTGAAAATCTTATCAAAAGAACAATTGGACTACATTAAACAAAAACTTGATACTGGTGGTAAAAGATGACTCAAACAGCTGAACCTCAGGTTCATTGGTCACAAGATAAGATGATTGAGATTGTTCTCAATGAACCCGATGACTTCCTCAAAGTTCGTGAAACACTAACAAGAATTGGTGTTGCTTCTCGCAAAGAAAAGAAACTTTACCAATCCTGCCATATTCTGCATAAGCAAGGTAAATATTACATAGTGCATTTTAAGGAGCTCTTTGCACTTGATGGTAAGTACGCTAACATTACTGTTAATGATGTTCAGCGTAGGAATCGTATTACTCGTCTTCTTGCTGACTGGGGTCTCATTACAGTAGTTAAAGAAGATGCAATCATGGATATTGCACCACTAAACCAAATTAAAGTGCTGCCATATAGAGACAAGAATGAGTGGACACTTGAGCAGAAGTATAATATTGGTAAGAAAGGAAAACAGCAGGAAGAAGGGTAATTACGACACCCTTTTTAATTGATTTATGTTATAAATATGTGTGGATGCCTTATGGGTCC